ATTCCTGGAGTTCTTGCTCTGTCGCTCATATGCTCAAAATCTGATGCGATTTTACGTGTAATCGTTGAATCACGCGTTGCTTTCTTAGCATAAGAACCAAGTGTGGTTTTAGACAACTCATCTAATTCTTCAGCTTCTTCCTTTACACCGCCTGCTTTAAGCATAGCTACGCGATCGCGATAACCAGCAATACCGGGCTTAATATCTTTAGCAGCTTTCTTAAGTGCAGGTGATGCATTAGGAATATGCTTCATTGTAGTCTTAGCTTGATGAGACATTGCTTCATTATTTTGTTCTACAGATTCTTCAAACTTAGAAATACCACCCATACCGTTCATTGAACCAGCAATTTTATGACCTAGTTTATGCTTTGAATCTAAACCAAAAGCTTTATTAACTTTATCGCCATGAACCTCTTCACCGTTACCATGCGTATCATAGCTAATTTTAACTTTTTTATCACCGGATGGATGATGGAGGGTGTAAGTATCGCTTGAACCAGGCTCACTTAAACTTCTATGTAAAGTAACCTTATGTCCAGCAACTTCAGCTGTTGTATTATCTTCATCTTGTTCAATAATGACCCAGTCAGGATCTTCTTTCATTGGTGCTGCTTTTTGACCTTTAAGAAGTTTAAAGTCATGAGCATCTATCTTGCCGTTTTTATTTTTATCAATCCTATGCTGATTACCAACTAACGCTTCTGACACAGAAGTAATTTTTTTAATTGCATCTTGCAATGATTGGGAGATTTGTTTTTCAAACATTTTGGTTTCCTTTAATTTTTATATTTATAAGTTAAATTAGCAATTCCATTTTCTCAAGGCTTTGTTAATCCTTGAATCAGGATCCCTTGCAGTCTTTGCGGATGTTAGTCTCTTCTTCATACCACCCATTCTAGCGCAAAAAGATTTTCTTCTATTTGCAGCTTTACTACCAGACTTTAACTTAGATGGTTTCGTGGTTACAGCCATTTGTAATTTTGATCCTGGATTCTCTCTACGATAAGCTGCTATACCTTTAGCATTTAATCCCCCTTCGGGGTTCTTACCTTCTTTACGTTGCCAGGCTGCAACTTCTAATAGTTCTTCATCTGGAATAGATTCTAATTCCTCCCAGATAGTTTCTGAGCTGATATTATTTTTTCTTGCAATTTCTTCTATTACATTTTCAATAATATCAAACACTACCTCAGGTGATGACTCGTATCTTAACTGTCTAAAGGATTTCATTTTAGACGAGGAGCTTTTGAGGGCTTCAATTTAGGTGCTGTTGATTTATGTGCGTGTGAACTTGCAAGTCTCTTTTGCTCAATAGATCTCATCTTAGGTAACAACCGTGTTGCAAGTGCACTCTGCATATACTTCAAACGACCGACTTGTTGTTCTACACGGTCTTTTTCAGATGCTGATAATGAAGACTTGTCTCTGTTTCTCAATATACGCTTGTATAGTGAACGACGTGCAGCACCAATAGCTCTCTTTTTAAGAACTTCCATAGAAGAAGCTCTCTTTATCTTAATACCTTTAGCAGAGTTTCTTTTACCTCTAAAGCGTGAAAATGCCTGACGTCTTCTTAAGCGAGACTGAGCAGTAATTTTTTCCTGCAAGTTTCCGTCTTCATCTTCATAAACTAGTTCGTCTTCGTCGTAGTATTCAACCTGATCATCCCAGTCAAAGTTATCTACAATATCTTCAATAAGTTTTTCATCTTCAGGAGATAGATCCACTTCTTCTTTTATGTCGTTATTAAATTGTTTTTTAGTTGCTTTAATAATACCAGAAAATCTTTTATTACCTGTTTTATAATCACCGGCTTTATCAGCAGCAGATGCTTGTGCACCAGCTGCTTTTTTATATCTACCCAGGAGCTCACTCGATAGTTCATCTACTTGTACAGATTCACCCATATCACCTGATGCACCACCAACAGCAGTTGTAGGGTCATCGGCAAGTGTGGTATCTTCTTCTGTAGACATGTCCATCATCGTCTTAAGATGACCCTTCATGTACTCCTCATTCTTGTCAAGTACACCTAATGACTCGAGCGCTTTCCAAGCAATGTTGTATGCTGTGGTAAAGTCTTTTAAATGAATAGGAGATGCTTTACCTTCAGCTGTTGCAGCTTTCTCAGCTGCTAAGTAGTTGTCGGTTGCAGCTAAAGCAGTCTTTAACAACTCATGCTGCACATTTAAATCAGCGATCATTTAAGTATACTCCTTAGCATCCACCCATGCTTTTCATGAGCTTGAATTCTGTCTTGAAGAAAATTAGCAATACCAATTTCTCCTGTATCGTTAGCGGTATTATATGCAGTCATTAAAGATGCTCTCATTATATTATTTTCTGACTGCAAGTTAGACATCATAGTCATAGCATCAGGGACATCATCTGATTCTTGTATCGATGTAAGTTCTTTGAATCTACCCAGCGTACCGGGAGCATAAGAGTCAAGAGTACGAATTAATTCTGCAATTGTATCAACGGATTCAAAGACTTCTTGGTAAAGATTTTGAAGAAATTCATGGTACTGTGGAAAATTAGCACCTTCAATATTCCAATGATAAAAATGAGCTTTTAAGTAATATGTAAATGCATTAGCATGTACGTGTTTAAGTTGATCAATTAGCATTACATACCTGTATATTGTCTAAACTGCATCTGTCTCATACGCTCGGGCTTTACAGCTATCCCAGCTTCTACTTTTTGTATCTTATCAGTATTTTGAGAAGTATCAGGCTTTAAGTTGTGACCGGCGACTTCACCAATATGCTTACCTGCACGAATAGTCTCGATCATTTCTTTGAACCGCTTATAAGCCGTTGGACACATATCAAAACTAGTTGTCTGTATACCATCAAATTCCAATTGCTCGGTCTGCTCCATTAGAGCACGCTTCTGATCTTCATTCATTAACAAAACAGGAATTTTTCTTAAATAAGAGTCATACTCTTTAAAAGTAGTTTTACCCTCTCCCGGTGTCATACGCTTCATCTTATCAACCCCTTTTTTCTCGCCCCATTGAAATTCTGAAACTTTAAGATGAGGGTCAAAGATTTCTTTTACTCCCATGTGATGTCTTAAATCGTGATAGAGCGCTGTCTTGTGTGCTGGTTTCATCTTAAATGAAAGATGCGATTCAAACTTCTTTTGCTCGCCTGCAGCAGCATGTGCTCTTAACTTTGTACCAGAAATACCTGCTGTACCTGTTGACTTTTCGTCGCGGTCACCAGCATTATGGAATGTGATTGATTTAAAATTGTAATGGCCGTGAGAGCCTTCTTTGCCGTTATACTTCTTTAGTAATTCATGCATCGGTTTACGATCTGAACCACCTACGAAATGTAAATGCTCAACGCCCTGCTTATACATTGCAGCAGCGTGATGTAGAATACTAGGTGCTTCTTTTGAAGCAGATGTTATATGTGTACCTGGGAAAGCACGTTTAGCATGCTTTAACTTAACGTCTGGTGGTAATGGGTTCGAACCATCTTTAGATGCATGAGAATGAGACAGGACCAAATGGTGTACAGCCCCATGCTCCTTGGCAACTGAATGTATCTTATCTACCAACTGCTCATGCCCAGCGGTAGGTGGGTTCATACGACCGTACGCTAGTACGCCGTGTTTTCCAGCAGCTTCTTGAAGATAGTCTTTAAATGACATGTTAATAACTATTATTTGGACCGTTTATTTATCTTTCTTTTTACCTAGTGACATATTGATTCGCCAATGGGCTAATTGCTTTTCTCTAGGTGAAGCAGAGTCAGATGATCTTACTTTCTTTAATTGAGTAATAGATTTACCTTTAAGACCATGTCTGGCCATGTCGCCCTTGTCTTGGGGGTTACGGCCATTTTGGAAATTCTCTCTAATTTCTTTGAAGTTTTTCATTGACGATCAGTTGCCTTGCCTGTATAATCCATATGTGGGCTTTTCAGAACTTACTCAGTTCTTGCACCTAAGTGCATTCTACTAAATTCACCTCTATCAACTAACTTAGTTGGTCTGTTATCTCTAACGATTACATAACCTTCTGGTTTAGTAGGTTTACCTCTCATCGATGTTTCGAATTTAGGTTTAGCCGATAGTGCAGTATTTAACTGATCCTTAGCATTCTGTAAATGGTGATGCATGGTAAGTATATGTTTAAAGTTATCAGCATGCTTATCAATATGAGATAGATCATTATGTAGGGCTTCAGTCTTTGCAGATATTGCTTTAGCAGTCTTTACTTTAGCAATTAACTTTGAGTGGTATTCATTAACGTGAGAACGGTAACCAGCAACGGTTGGTGTTGATCCTTCGCGTACAGTTCTATTAATATAGGTCTTTAAAAGATCTTGATGGCCTTCTAGCGCTTTATACGCCCTCTTTGGTGTAGCTTTGAAAGCATCTGTAGCAGACTTAATATGCTTCTTAAATAACTCGTCTTGCTCAGGCGTCATTTTTGCATGCTGTACATCATCTTGGGTATCGATGTTATGTACATCTGGGTGATGTTTAAATCCAGATAGATCGGGTGCGTATTCTGCCTTCATATCTTGCATCGTCTTACCGTGGTACATGGTATGAACAGCAACCCCAAATTTAGCGGTAGCTAGTTTTTTACCTTCTTCTGAACTTGTCTTTGTTGAGTACTTGACACCTGTAGGGTTAGCTTGAAAGTGATACTTTCCCCCTTCTTTAGTAACATCCCCGTTAGGGTTATCTTTTGTCTTTAACCCTGAATGCATTACATCACCCTGATATACACCAGTCTTAGGGGTAACTTTAGGTAGGTGTTCTAATGCTTGTTTTAACTTTTGAACAAGACCGGGAGCGTGACCGTGATTCTTTTCTATGTCTGCAGCCGTGTAGTTAATCTTTGGATCTTTGTTAAATGCAGACTTAGATGCAACAAAGAACTTACCTGTTTCAGGATGATGACCAAATACAATAGACGGTGAACCATCGTACTTAGTTGTAATCTTGGTCTTATTCTTCTTACCGCTTAACTGATCATGAACGTCTTGTAGGTTATGATATGCATGGGCAAAGCCATCGAAGCCAGCATTAATGACATGGTCTTCAGCATGCTCTAAGTGCTTGAGCTTGTCTTCGGAAGCAGCTTCAATTAAATAGTATTGAAATGATATCATATTACTTTATACCCGTTAGATGGTTTACCCGATAATCTAAAACTTGCCATAACGTCAATTGAAACAGGTTTTCCTGGTGCACTTAAACCACGTGGCTGTATACGTACCTCTAGTGCAGCACCAAGATTGCTAAGTACCGGTATACTAGTAGTTCCAAATCTCTTTAATATTTTTTCATATATTTCTTTTGAGGCAGTGCCCGACTCATCAATAAACCAGATATCATTTTCAATCATCATTAACAGCATACTGTAATTAGCATCTGACTTTTTTGATTTTTTAAATTTTGATTCGTAGTGTTCGATAATTTTTTTACCAAGCGTTGAATCTTGTATCTTTGCAAGTTGATAATTATTAGTTTTAGCCGCAAAATTTTCTAATTTTTTACGTCTTTCTTTTTGATCCTTCTCAATGGTCATCATACCAGAATAGATCTTTGTAATCTTAGGATCAGCATATTTTTTAAAGTCAGCTAAGAGACGTTTGCCGTTCTTTATACATTCAGGTGAGGAATTCATAATATCAATTAAGTCATTCTTTTCATCTGACTGTGTATCCGGTGTTGAGAATCGTGTACCTTCAAATATCCAGTCTCTCATTGAACCCATTTGAGCTTTAGCATCAGCCTTATATTCAATATGTAGGTCAATCTTTTTACCATCAATTATCATACGGATACCAAAATCTGGAAATCCTGTATCGAAACCTGCTGGTTTAGCAAATGCGGTAGTACTACCGAGTCTCTTTGAAAGCTTCTCAAACGCTAGTTTTTCTGCTAATTGTGCGTTAGTACTTACACCCATTTTAAGCCCTAAGTTGTTTAGTTATATTTATACAATAAAAAACCCCCAGAAGGGGGCTAAATTAGAGCTTAAGATACTTTCGAATGATCTTATCGCGTATCATATCAGGTACTGTGAGATACGGCCATTCTAGTTCGTAAGGACAACCATTAGCTGACCACTTACAGTTATTAACCAGATATTCACGATACGTTGCGATATGCTTTTTATTAACAGGATCAAAAATAATCCGCTGTTTATTAATTTGCGACAGTACACCCATAATTAATTTCCGTAGTCAACCCTATGAATCATTTGATCACCCATCCATGGTGATCCATTTTCTGGTCGATACTTAGTTCCATCACCATATTGTTCGAGAGATTTATTCATACGAGTAAAATCTTCGTACGTAATTTCACGAGTTGATAGAATAGTCTCACCAAGATGCATTTGAGAAAACTCATCAGCTTCTTCCATGGTTACAGTATCTTCTGCGTGCTCGGCTTCTTGACACTCGATGACATATCGAGTGCGGAACTGACTGATAGTTTCAACGACGAACAATGGCATAACAACTCCTGAATTTAAAAAAAAGCCGGTTACGGGTCCGGCGGTGGCTGTAACCACCCGTACAGTATTAGTTAAATACTGAGCTACCAGCTGCAGCGTATGCTGCCGCTACCATACGACGCGAAGGCTTGCCCAAGCGGTATGCTGTTTTGCCATTCTTAGCAGTATTGCTATAGATGGAGTAGCCCTGAGCACGAAGCTCAGTAATGCGTGCCGCTACAGAAGCTTCTGTAGAACGGAACAAGCCAGCCATTTGACCGGCTGTGAATTGACGACCTGACTCAAGAGTCTTTAGTACGCTAGTTTGCAATGACATAGTTTATTTCCTTAAAGGATTTCCCCGCACAAATAATACCCGGTAAGGTGCGGTCTTCCTTACCGAGCGGTAATTAAGCAACAGCGAGCTGCTTAATACTTTCAAGGTCCTCATCAACCGCAACCTCTTTAGGAGACGCTTTGATGACGACTTTGTTCTTAGGTTCTTTTTTACCTTGCGTTTCGATAATGTCAGCTGCGAATGCATCAAACTGACCAGAATCAAGCAAGAATTGACATGCATCAAACTTCGTCATAGGTGTAGGTAGTTCAACAAGTTGGATATCCGTATCACCTTGCTTCTGCAAGTTCTTAACACGCAATACCAAATCAGAACAAAACCGAACCTTTACACGATCACTAGTCTTCGAAACACCCGCTACAGTAAATGTAGTCATATCACACCTCCATCATATAGAACAATTATAACATACTATCAATTTAAAATCAAGTACTTTCGGGATTTACACCCCAAGTCCTTGGCCTGCCAAAAGATAATTAGTTACTTTTTTTAACATCATATCTTTTGAGTTTGCCTTTCCGATCTCTCGGATAAACAAATCCTTTGTCTCCCTCTTACCGGTAGACGCTTCAATCAGTTCTGTGCATTGCACACGAAACGTATCTATTGGTTGAATACTGTATTGTGCAAAAATAAACGTAAGGCCTTCACTGCCAACCGTATCTTTTTTAACACGAGCTTTTGAACTGTATTGAGTTTGCATTATACTTCCTCTACTGTAATGCGATATTCTTTTCCGTAAGCATCCCAAACGTACATAGTCTTCTTTGTTGATTGAAAACTACCATCGCTACCGAGATCCCATTCAACCTTACCAACCGTCTGTAACTTAACGGGCTGTAGTATATCGTTCTTTGCAGTTTCGAGACACTTCTTAACTCGATCCGCAATAAAGTCACAGTATGCTAACATATTCACCTCTTTCATTTTCTATACCTTATTATAGCTCATTACCAACCAAAGTGCAAGAGTTACGTCCAAAAAAAGGACCCTTTCGGGTCCTGGTTACGTTAGTCGAGATCATCTGGGTTAAGATGCCCATCTTCAATAAGGAATATAACTGCTTCCTCTATTCCCTTTTCCTTCCCCCAGTAAAAACAAGCCCAACAAGCTACAAGCATCCATATAATTTGCGTGACGTCTAGCCACGAGAGATCTATTACCATTGAGCCCCTTTATACTTTTGCGTGCGGTATCCATTGATATGTCTTCTTTAAGAGTCTGCTTTTAATGTGTGACCAATCGTCACCCTTAAATGTCTTCTTATAGTAGTTGTATGACCACAGTTTTCTCTTACTACCTATTTTATTTAGCACATCATAGGGGTCTTGTTTAGGATAGTAAAATTTAATTTCCATCGCAATATCGTGACCGTAAGCATCGATCTCGTCAGGATCGGCAAGGTATTCTTTTTCTTCATCATTTGAAGAACTAATACTTCTAAATTCTAGAGGTGCTTTATCAGTGATAGTGCCATCGCGATGTTGCCATTGTAGTTCATGAATTGTCTCATGTTGGCAAACTTGGGATACTGAGAACTTAAATTCTTCCCATCTTTCTGGTTCAATTTTATAATTCTTACAGTACTTAGAAAAATTAAGCATAATGTACTTAATATTAGTATCCATATCGTATAGACCGGATACCGAAAAATCCTCACGACTGTAATCAGTGTAGGTTTCGTACCTAAATTTAAAAGGTATTTTAGCTTTGGTAAAACTTCTAGTCAAAGTGCTGGCAAAGTAGAAGTGGGAAACTCCTCCGAGTAGTTTACTCTTCTGAGATTCGATTACGTTATTAATTTGGTCTGCCATAAACATAACGCCCCCTTTTACATTTATTTATACTTTGATGCTAGAATAGTCTTTCTTATTTTTGGTATTAAAGATTTTATTAAAGTTATTTTGCTCAGGTTCTTCTTCAAATTTACCAATATCTACCAAACCGGTCTGAGCAGACGGCTCAAGATCATATAGCCTCATCTTGGCTCTATCAATGCCAACCATGAATCTTTTATGTAAAGTTGGATCGTTATACCGATTCTTCAACTGTTTTACCATTAACTGATTAAGATTCTCAAGTTCTTCTGTACTTATTAAGGCAAACATAAAATCTGCCGTGGCGGGTAAACCGAAGGATTCGGACGTATCGGTAAGCTCCACATCCGTATTCGAGTAACCCGAACGCGTCGTCTGCGTCGCTGACATGATAGGCACATTAAATTCTACAGCTAGACCTCTCAACTCTTCTGCAATGGCTTTAATATATGTATAAGAATTGACATTGCCACCAGGCTTGAATCTAGAGGATGCACAAATATTCAAATAATCGATAAAGATAATATCCGGCTTAAAAGTACGTTTTAAGCTAAGCTCATTAAGAAGCAATTTAAAATGACCGGTATGTGCAGAAGCAGTAGGGTATTCTTTAATAATTAACTTACCCTGAAACTTATCATTAACCTTCTTAATTCGGCTTTCAAACATATCCTTCGATAGATTTGCTAACTGATCGATCTCCACATTCAAAAGGTTAGAGTCAATACGCTCAGCAATTCTCTCCTCAGCCATCTCCATAGTAATATAGAGAACGTTTCTACCTTGTGCTAGACATGCCGCAGCCATATGACACATAAAAAGAGACTTACCCACCCCAGTGCCAGCCAGGCAAATATTAAGCGTCTTATTAGGTATGCCTCCATTTGTAATTTTGTTGAAATACGAAAGATCAAATGGAATCCTAGACTCGATACGATGATAAAAATCATAGCGATCAGAAGAATCATCGAAGTAGTCGTGACCCACGGAAGAATCGAAGCAAACACCTAGCGCCTCCTGTAGTAAAGATGGTATGCCGTCTTTTGCAACGTTCTTATCTCTACCCTCAAGCACACCAATGGATTGGAGGATAGCATTATAGACGGCTTTATCCTTACAAAACTTTTCAGTCTCATCAGTAAGCCATTCTGTATTAGGTTCTTCATACTCTTTCAATTGCTGTAAGAGTATATTATTCTCTTTAAATTGACTCTCAGGTAAGCTTGCATTCAGTAAAGCAATACCTAGAGCCTCAACCGTTGGCGTCTTATTATACTTTGTAATGAAGTCACTAATAGTATGATAGACGTTTCTCTCGTTCTCGTCTGTAAAGTAGGCTTCCTTTAGAAAAGGAAGTACCTTTCGCATATACGCATCATTGTGAACTAGGTTCCGTAGTATCGTTATTTCGAGTCTGTTCATAATTATCAATTGCTTCTCTTAGTACGTCATTGAGGATAAGTTCTAGTGTAGCTTTAAACATATCACTTTGCAAGGCTTCTTCGGTAATATCTTCAGGTCGATGTACCGTATGATAATCTAATTTTAAATTGCCGTCTTTTGTTTCTTCATCAAACTCAACGCTCTCAATTTGAATACTAACACCGGAGAATTCTCCATCAATAATCTCAATACCCCAATCTTTCTCCCCCACAAACCATGGGCGAAATAAATCATTTCTCAGCATCTGCATACTCCTCGTCTATTTCAAGGTCACTAATAATTGCACCATTCGAAACTTGATATGTCTCTTTAACCCAGTCATGGAAAGACTTAGTAGTAAGAATAGGCATCCAGAACTCCTTTGTATCAGTATCTTTGATACGGAATTTTTTATCTTCGATCTCCCCACTATCTTTATCTACTCGCGAATACCAACCATTACTTGGCTTAACAACATGACCAGATTCAAGAGCCATATCCAGTAGACCAGACCAACGACTAATACCACCATCATGCTTTACAGTAACAGGGATCTTAGATTTTTCTCTTACATAACGAGACTTTTCAACGTTAATAATAAAGTTATAACCTACAACCTCTGTACCTTCTTTTTCTTGCTGACGACCAAGAATAAAGATATTATCGGCAGAGTAATACGAGCCAGTACCACCACCTACAACATCTTTTGAATATAATTCCATCGTTTTATACGTATGATTAACAACAATCATAGGAATATCTTTTAGCGATAAATGAGGCGTTACCATTCGGAACAGTGACTTAATCTGTTTAGCACGAGACATATCCGCAACAGACTTACCTTCTAAAGCATCCTCAACTTCTTTCTTAGAAGCAAGATTACCAATCGAGTCAACAATAATAATCAAATGATCACTACGCTCAATACCTTCAAGCTGGGTCATAATATCGAACTTAAGCTGCTCAATATTAGTCAAAGGAGTATGAATGACTCGCTTAGAATCGATACCGAACGAATCGAAGTAAGATTGCGGAGTACCGAACTCAGAATCATAAAACAATAAACACGAATCAGGGTACTTATCTAGATAAGACTTCGCCATCAATAACGAAAATGCAGTCTTAAAATGCTTTGAAGGACCAGCCCACATAGTCAGACCAGGCGTTAAACCACCGTCAAGCTTACCCGATAGCGCAATATTAATTGCAGGTATCGAAGTAGGGATCATATCTTTCTTCTGAAAGAAAACAGAATCCGCTAGAATAGCGGAATCTTTAATCGTAGAATTTTTCTTAATTTTATCAAGTATAGACACTTATAAACTCCTCATATAATCAACATATTATAGCTCACTTCTTATTTACTGGCCAGCCCATTCTTTCCAATTTGCTTTAATACCTTTTACAGGTTGTAAGTTAACAGCAAGCTTTGGTAGAAAAGTTAAACCGGTATATCTTTCAATATCATGAATAGTTACAATGTACTTTGGAATATCTTCAACGGGTAACTTCTCATTTGGAAATAAGAACGAGATAGATTGGTTGGTAGACGGTACATAAACAATCTTATACATAAACGAAGGTACTCTAACCCCGGCACCGATCTCTTTAGAATTATTATCTAGAATTGTTCCTGTAACAACATAGATTTCACCAAATGCATCTGCCCAAGATCTAGTATAAGTTTCAGCATACTTCCATATACCTCTATTATTACCAGGTACCTGCGGCATCATGTTTGATAGAAAGAAAGACTCAGACATTGCTTTAGCAGAAGAATTTAAATCTGCAGCGGGTGCCATATGACCGCGATCATAACCTGAACCTATATAGTCTTTCAACGTTGCTCGATATTGAATAGGTACTTCAGGGTCTTCGCGGAATTCATCTTTGCGAGGATTTTTACCTGCAATAGACTCTCTTGTTACTTTTTCAACAGCATATTCTGATAGCTTGTTATTGTATACATAATGTAATGCATACCCTGTCTTACACATATACTGACCTTGATTGGGAGGTACTAACGAAACAGGTGCTCCAAAAGCTGCATACTGCGGGCAATTATCGTCAATAGGGTTTGCTAAACTAACTAATGACCAAAGTACTAAACTTAGTACTGTAATAAACTTCTTCATGAAAATAATCCTTCTAATGTGGCTTGTTCCCTGACCTGCCATCCAATACAGCTTAGTAGAGAGTTTAATGGATCAAGAAACGATTTCTCGAACATCATGTCATAATCAATATACTCACGCAAATTAAACTCTTCAGGTACTTCACCTGCGAATGTAATTACATGGGTACCCAACGGGTTCGGTTCCCGTAAGTATAGGAATTTGATCTTATCACCTTCCTGAATTAGCTGATACTTCTTTTCTAAATTATTATTTTCGATCAGATGATTATATATGAGTGCACCTCTTACATGAATAGGTGTACCCTTTCGAAAGATAGAATTTGAATCGCTATATTCTTTTAACCCATTAATACCGCGAGGAAAGGCAATATCTTCCGGAGCAAGTTTATTCCATTTCGTTTCAAGATCAGCTACGAATGCTCTTAGTGTAGCTTCGTCTTTTGTCAACGCTATACTAACAGCCTCTTTTAGTGCCTTACGTACCGGTGCTGGAGTAGATGAGCGTACAATCTCCATACCTAATACTTTTAGCTTAGGCGGGTCGTAAGTTACACCTTCGGAGTTATGTACGTTAACTGCATACCGCTTCTTAGCAATCCAGATGCCTCGATCGGCAATAATCTCTCGTTTGAACTTAATCTTATGCTGATAGGTATTTAGATATTCAGAGAGAGCTTCACACGCTTCATTAATAGTTGGTTCTATTCTTTGATTACAGTATTTGTCGAGGACGTCGACGATTTCGCTCGGCGACTTATCAGCCATATTCTTACTGACAAGATCGCCAAGGGTAATGTAGGTAGAATCAGTATCAGCGTAGAAAGAATAATCAATTCCATTTGTTTTACACTCCGAGTTAACAAACTCATTAAGTTTTTTAGAGACCGATCTAATCAACAGCTGACCGGTCATCGTGATACCCTCAGCAATTCGAATATCGTAATATCTAAAGTGTACGTTACCCATTGCACCGTAAAGCGAGTTCATTAAAATCTTAGCTGCCATCTGCTTGGAGTTAAGACTCGAGATCAACCCGAGGTATTTTTTATCTTTCGTTTCCTCGTACATGCGCTGAGCTGCCAACATTTCCTTCTTAGCAATCTGCCGCGAAGTAAAATAGAAGTCAATCAGCTCAGGAAAGATACCTGTCTTATTTCGTAAAAAGCACTGACCGTTAGCAGTCATTGACCAATCGTGATCATGAGCTTCAGCCGTACTAACGTCACGATCAATAAGACGCTGAATACTTCTCTCGTCGTCAGCAAGAAACTTCTTACCATCGACTAACGTCTCAGGAGACATATTCCAAGACATAATAATAGAAGGGTACAGAGAAGTAGCATCGAAAGATACAACCCAGTCGTATTGCTTGGGCTTAGGTTCTTTAACATACGCACCCATGATCTGGCGATCCATAGAGGGATCAATACTAGGTGGGTTATGTACAATAATATTTTGCTTAAGAAGCTTATTATAGAGAATACAGTCCCAAGTTCTTACCGATGAAAAGATATCGGTATAGTTACACTTCGCATCGTACGCCATAGTAAGAATGAGCGTAATAATCCGCATCTTATCTTCCATGCGGTCAACCAACTCTACGTCGCGAATATTATAGTCGACGAATAGATCCCAGTCCTTCGTATAAAACTCTTTAAAGGTTAAATGCGGGTTCTTTAACTTCGCCTCACCAAGCTCTTCCATAGCAACGGTTTCAAGTTTATAATTCTCAACCATCTTATACGAGAACTTTTTATACAAGTCCATAAAATCAAGAATAGAAATACCTTGCCAGTTATATGCTAGCTGAGTACGACCTCTTGCATAAGGTACTTCATTAGTCGTAATAGTACCCCATGGTGAGCATTCATCTAACGCTTTCTCACCAAGTACTTTAATAATGCGAGCAGATAGGTATGCAATATCGAACAGCTGGCAATTCCAACCAGTTACAACATCGGGATAATCACTTGAATGAAATTCTATAAACTTACGCAGTAAGTCAAACTCATCATTACACTTAACATATTCAGAATTAGACTTCTTACTCTTATACTCACCACAACCAAAGGTAGTTAGCTGCTTGGTATTAAAGTCCTGTACGGTAATTAGAGTAATCTGTTCCTGTGCATTGCGTACATCAGGAAACCCGTATTCAGTCGTCGTCTCGATATCGATCGTTACAGTCTTTATCAACGAAATATCGAATTCAATAGTATCAGGGAACAGCTTACTAATAAACTGATACCCGTAATTGTGATTACCAAAGATAGGGAAGTTACTTACATCTTTATAGGTTTTAACAAATTCTCTTGCTTCTGAGATAGATGAAAACTTAACCTTCTCAAGCCCTTCACCCCACAGAGATTTATACTTGGTATCCCCGCCTGCTCTTACGAAATAGGTAGGTTGGAATGGTATTTTTTGGTTGACGCGCTTTCCGTTTTTAAAACCACGAAAGTAAACATAGTTACCCCGCGTATAGATATTAGTATAAAATAGCATCTAAAGGACTCATAAATAATACCATAGTATATATGACTTTATCTGAACATGCAACGTGTTCGTGACCATTACATTAAAACAACAACTAATGGAGATAAAATGGTAACCAAAAAAGTTACTAATAAACGGAGAGCGACCGTTCCTGCTCCTGCTCCGTTGCCTTCGAAAAGCTTCCCCACTGCAGCTTTAGGCCTAGGTATGGTCGTGCTTACCAACTATCAAGCTGAGGTAAAGCAGCTATTAAACCTTTTATTAAAAAGTATGACATGAAAATACTAGATAAAATTTTGGAATTTAAAAGAACCCCCTACATTATTACCGGGGTTATATTCATATGTAGTTTAGCAGTACTTAGTTGCTTTAAAAGTGCTGAATCTCAGTTGTCAACCTTAAACAAAGCTGCTTCACTTAGCCGGGCTATGGCTAAGTCTTCTGATGATTTAACTAACTATGCAAGATACTTTGTAACAACTAAAAACGAACATTGGTTAAATGAATTTAATAATATACTTAAAATTCGTAACGGTGAAATTGCAGACGAAAAAGGTGTTAAAGAATCCTTTAAAGCAAGGGTAAAAGCTGTACCGTTTTTACAAGCAGAATTAGATATGCTATTAAAAGCAGAAGAACAAAGTAACAATCTTGCTAAAATTGAAGCTGACGCTTTTACAAAGGTTGAAAAAGGTAGAAATGAAACAAATTTTGATTTACAAACCTTTCATTACACCGCAGCTCAGTTATTAATGTTTGGTGATGATTATAAAAAATACAAACAAGAAATTGTAGGTACAACAGATACATTTTATGCAATGGTTGTAAATAGACTGCAAACAGAATATCAATTCTATATGACAGCTGCCTGGACCATGATCATTATTATTAATCTAAGTTTAATCTTGCTTGTAATGGTTATTAAGCATAAAGATTATATTGTTAAGCCTGTAAGAACAGCAACAAGAAAAACAACGGTAAAAAAGCCAGTTGTAAAGAGTACGGTAAAGAAACCAATAGTAAAGAAAAATGTAAGAGGTATTAAAAAATGACAGAGGTAAAAACACTCTCCCGTTCAGAGCGTGAAGCGCAAATTAAAGATAAAGCGGGTTGGACCATTACGGTTATAGCTGCTTTACTTGCTGTTAATACTTATATTGCAAATGGTATCAGTAGCAGCGTATTAACCAATACAATTAAAGCCAACGATACCTGGAACTTCTATCAAGCCAAATCTATCAAGCAATCTATTGCCGAAGGTCAACTTGAGGATGCAAAAGACCCAAAAAGACGTGAGCAGTTACAAGCTAAAATAGAACGATATGACTCTGACCCTAAGACAGGTGAAGGTAAAAAAGAATTAATGGCTAAAGCAAAAGGGCTTGAAGCTGAAAGAGACAATGCGAAAAAGCATGGACCGTGGTTAACGTTTGCAGGGTCTGCCTTACAATTAAGTATAGTTCTTCTATCTGCTGCTATACTGGCCGTCAGCATGGGTATGTTCTGGGCAAGCTTGGGTGCTGGTGCTATTGGTGTACTTTTAATGAGCCAAGGAATTTGGCTATGGCTACCTTTCTAAAGTGGTTGGTAGTTTTACTGCTAACTATTACATTATCAGCTGCAGGGCAAAACGAAAAACTTAAACCTAATGAAGCAAGGGTGTGCGCGCGGTGGATGTGGATCGGTGATGTATTTGAACGTAAGGTTTATTGTGTAGAGTGGGTAATTAAAGATTGCTCAAATAGATTGTATGTAGATATATGTAAGCGCGGTAATTAATAATGGATCCGCTTACAATTGGGCTTGCTTTCTCAGCTGCGCAAAGCGCGGTAGGTTACATTAAGCAAGCCATTGCGTTAGGTAAAGACGTCCATAGTCTTACAGGGCAGTTTAGCAAGTTCTTTGAATCTTCTGATGCAATACATCGGGAGCGAGCAAAAATAAAGGCTAAAGCAAGTCGTCTTGGAAAGACTGACGCTGAGCTTGGTCATGAGGCCCTTCAAATCGCTATGCACAGTGATGCTCTGCGCACCTACGAGCGCGAACTTAAAGATATGATTCTTTGGCAACTAGGTAAACCTGAAATATGGGAGCAAATGGTCAAAGAACGAA